ACCTACCTCCAACTTCAACTTCAGAAACGCTGGTTGGTAATGATTTCTTAAATGCTTCGCTTTTTCCAGGTGCTGTTTCTTGTTGTTTTGAGTCAATAAGTGATTGTAACCAACCCGATATACCAGCCGTTTTATCAGCAGCGTCGCCTGATACTTCTTTGTTTTTGTCGTCACCCCAACTTAAAGCCTCGGATAAATCAAAATCAAACATTTCAGTTATATCATCTATTAATTCTGAAAAATATCCAAATGTAGACATAGCTACTTCTGTAATAGGATCTATAAAATTAATTTTAAAATAATTCCAAACTTCCATTGCTGGATCAAACACATACTCTTGAGCCAAACCTTTAAACCATCCCCACGCTTTTTGCGCTGGATCAAACACATACTCTTTAGCTGAATCCTTAAAATACTTCCATAATTTTTCTGCTGGTTTAAGTATATACTTTTCAATTTTATTTTTAAAATCTTCCCATAATTGTTTTGCAGGTTCAATAACAAAAAGATTAAATAAAATTTTTATTTGACTCCATATTCTTTTAATGTTTTTTATAACAGGAATCCACGGGTCAGTAATTTTTTTCCAAATTTTTGATATGTGGCCAGTAACTTTGTTCCAAGTATTTGAGATTTTCTCACCAACTCCAGATTCTTTCCACCAATCAAAAACTTTTTCAGCAATAACTTCAGCACCCAAAGCTCCACCTACGCCACCAATAACGCCACCAATACCAGCTCCAATAGCAGTGCCAACACCAGGCCCAAAGAAAGTCCCAATAATACCACCTAATTTAGTGCCAGCGGCTGCACCGGCCAAGCCGCCTGCTAATCCCCCTACTGTCGATGCTTTTTCTTTTCCTGTTGCCTCATCACCTGTTAGTGTTTTTCCAGCCATAAATAAAGATCCAACAGTAGCTATTTTCATCAACGTTCCAACTGCTGGCAATCTGCTTGTCGCTTGTACCAACGTTTTTAAGCCACCCATCTCCTTCCATGCCGCTCTCACTGCCTTCATAGATTGGCCCATAGCTTTTGTCCTACTAGCACCAGCTTCGCGTGCACCCCTATAAGCATCTCTTCCTTTATCTCTAATTACAGAACCAGGCCCCGTGCCTGGTTTTCCATCAGCTCCAACCATATTTTCTAAGCCAGGAATACCGCCAGCTATTCTAACATAAAAAGGATTGGCTCGTGAACCATCTCCCTTACCCATGAGCTTTTTATATGCTGCTCTTACACCCACAATACTACCACCAAGACCTAAAGCCGATAATATTGGATTATCTTTCATAGTTCTTAGAAGAGGTCCAATTTTTTCCAACGTATTTTTTATAGAATCAAAAACACGCACTAATACGCTGCCGTTGTCGCTAGCTTCAGTTAACCACATTGCAAAAGACTGTAGAGATGGTTGAATATAACTAATAAACAAACTTTTTATTCTGTCCCAAGCACCTTGATATGATTCTGCCAGTTCATTAAGATCTTTGCTATTTTCTATTTGCTGCTTCTCTTTCTTTATTGCTTCATTTCTTTGAGATGCTGTCATTTTATTCCATTTTACAGTATCTCGCATGGCTATTTGAAGAGCAAGCCCTCTATCTTGTTCGGCTACTTTTACATCTCTTGCTATTCTTCTTTCCATATGTCGAGCTTTAAGTATGTTTTTCCAATCCTTGCCCAACATTTTTTCTAACAATTCTGCTTGTGCTACGTCAGTAATTTGTATTTCGCCGTTGGCATCTACTTGTTTCTGTACAGCATCTAAAACCCTATCTTGAACTTGTTCAATTTTTCCGGCTCTTGCCAATCTTGTTAATTATAGAGCGTTCATTTTAGCGCCAAACAATAGGCCAGCCTTCTGTGTCATTTCCAAAGAGCTTTCCATTGTAGTAAAATTCTTAGAAGCGCCGCTAATCTCATCTATTGTAGTGCCTAATTGCTTGGCTCTTATTGTAGCATTTTTTAATTGTTGGGGGGTCATACCAAATGATTCAGATGTCTTTGCCGCAAAATTAGCCATATCTCTATAAACTAATGAAGCGCTGACTCCAGCAGATGTTGCGTCATTTTTTAATGTATTAGCAAAATCCGCAGCGTGGGAAGCACCTAAACCCATTGTTATGGATAATGTTTTAAATGCTCCAGCAGATTCATCTATGCTCATTCCAAAAACTTTAGCACTAGCTCCTATAAACTCCATAGCATCTGAAGTAACCGCGGCGGTAGAACCAATAGCGGCTATCGCAGCAGTAGCGGTTTGGCCCATTTCTTCCATACTGTAACCCATTCTAGCCAACGCTTCGCTCGATTGGGTAAATGAGTCGGCCATTGCGCCACCAGCGGAAACAGATATACCGGCAGATCTAGCTATATTTACGAAAGCTTTATTGGAAGAATTTAAAACAGATATTATTCCTGCGGCCGCACCTGACGCTCCAAGAATAACACCTAGTCCTTTGTTTATAGCTAAAAAGCCTTTACCTACTCTTGTATCAGCTACTTTTGTCCATTCACTTTTAACAGATTTTATGGCTCTAGTAGTAAGTTTATATTCATTAAGAAGCTCTTTTTTTGCTGCAGCATTTTCCTTCTCTGCAGATAATTCTCTTTTTTTAGATGTAATGAGTCTTTGACGTTGCTTCTCTTCTTCTTCGTTTAATCCAGTTGTCGTTCTTAGACGAGCTATTTGTTCTTCTAATTCTTTCTGGTTTTGCTCGGATTTTTTTCTTTGTATTTTTAATTCTTCTTGCTGCTCTTTTCTAGTCAAGTTTAAAAAACTCTTTTTTGCTTTCTTTTCTACATTATCAGCAGCCAAGTTTTCAGAAGCGCGCGTTTGCTCTTCTTTTTCTCTTTTTTCTCTTGCTTCGGCATTAGATGCAGTTATTGCGGCGAGATGCTCTAGTGCAATTCCTAGACCTTCACTAGCTTTGGTGATAGTTTCAGCGGCTTGGGACAACGCCTGCATATCACGCTGGAGGGTGTGATTCATATCAGCCATAATTATTTATACTTAATTTGGGGAAAATTTATATGACTTATTTTGGGTTATATTTCTTTTATCAATCTTATGCCTGTTCATATCACGGTTAATAACTTGTAAAAGAGTCATACCGCTGGACATTTTTCTTTTTAGATGTTTGTTTATTTTTTTGCCTAACATTTTTTCAAGATCTTTTTTTCTTTTTTTTAATCTTTTCTTTTCGGCATCAGTATTAGCTAACTCTAATTTTTTTAATACAGCTTGAATAGCTACATTAACAGTTGCTAATTTCAAAACATCCATCATTGATAACATTATTTTGCTCCATTTTATTTACTTCTTACTATAAATAAATATACCTCTCTATAAAAAACAGAGAGGTATATTATGCTTTATTTTCTTTTCATAGCAGCTTCTTCTGCTTTGTTTTTTTCTTCCACTGCTTTATTAACTCTTTTTATCCACCATTGCCTCATTGTAACAGGTAGATTATAAGCGTCTTGAAAACTTAAACGTCCGTAATAAACACACCCAAATATTTCTTCCCATATATATTCTTTATGGCTTTCATTCAGGCCAAAAGAAACCCACCCCTATTGGGATGTCTACCTCCTCTTTGTGAGAACACATGGGGCAAATAAAATCTTGCTTCATAATAACATCTGGTTCGTTGTCTATTAAAAACTTTCTAAAAGCTCTTGAATCTCTAACAGACATTGATTTAATGAAACTACTAATAGTTGCTTGATTTGTGTCGCCGTTAACTGCTAATATTTGCCTTGAATATTTAGTAGTTATATTTCTTTCTAATGGTGAGTTTGTTTTTCTTTTGGTAGTTTCCAATATTTCTGCGATTTCAGCTTCTTCAGCAGAATTAAGGAATTTAAAATCAACAACAACACCAGAAGGTAACTCTAACGTAAACACAGGATTGTTTTGGTCTTCTGGAGTAAGGTCCAATGTCCTAACTGAAAGTTGAGATAAATCAAATGTATGTTGCACTTCTTCTTCGCAACTAGGGCAATCAATTTTTACATCATATTCTGGCCCATAACCACTAATACGTAGAAAAGTCATAATAGAGTTCTTATCACCAGAAATAAGGTCTCCTACGCTTATACTTTTGTCCATGATACAGCTCTGTAATAAATGATCTAATGCCTTTCCAGATCTTAACAGTGCTCTTGATGTGAGAATATCCTCGTCAGCAGCAGTTAGATGTCTTACTTCGATATTTTCTTGATTGTGCAAAGGATGTGATGGGGGGTATAGTTTTCCAAGACTAGGTATAAGTACCATATCTCTTGGCACTGAAAAACCAGGTCTTTCCTCTTCTCTTTCAGCTACTTCTCTTCGTGGTGGATCTTGAGTTACTTCTCTTCGTGGTGGATCTTGAGTTTCAACCGGCACATCTGGTTTTGGCTCTTGTTGTGTAGATTCTTCTTCTACTGTTACTTTCTTAGCCATATTAAATTACTCCTTATTAAATGTTATAACATATATTATTATTTAATAAAAAAGTAAACAATCATATAACAAAGCAAAAAAAAGCACCTCAAAAAAATGAGGTGCTTTTTCTTTTTATGTCGGCTATATTAGTATCTCAGAATACACTCATCTGGTCTAACAGTGATAGAAACTTCTACTGGATCAGCTGAATCATAGTTTAGGTCACCAAAAGAAGCTTCTGAAATAAAAGCACCTCTGATGTCCCACTTTTCTACTGATGCGCCTACGGGATCTAACATTTCAAGTGAAAAGTTCTTCTTGTAAAAAGAAGCATACCCGTCGCGGCCAGAAATTGTTTCGTGAGAAAGTCTAACCCATTCCATAACACGCTGAGCTGATGATGGTGCGATAGGATCATGCAATGTCATTGCGATTGTACCCCATTCACCTTTACCAGCCAAATATGTCTTGCTGTTGATATAATCAATAGTAACTGGTTCCATTGTAAAAGATGGTCTTGCTACAGTTTTAAGAGTATAAGCTGGAATTTCTTCATCTTGAAAGAAAAGAATCCAACGATTATTTCTTTTTGGCTCAAATGTATCTGGTAGTAGCCTTCCTTGATCTAATGTTGTGACTGCCACTATATTTCTCCGTTGTTGTTTATTGTAATATAAATATATATAACATTAAAATTTGTTGAGAGGGTATTTCACCTCTCAACAAAATATTTATTTATTAAACTTCACCAAATGTGGCACCTGTGCCATCAAGATTAAAATCAAAGATAATAATTTCTGCGGCCTGTGTGGGCTGTAGGAAAATCTTACCTTTAATAATGTTTCTATCAATCAAATCTGGTGTTGTTGTTGTTTCATCAAGAATGGCCCTAAACTGTGTTAGACCGTTTGCGGCCTGCACGTTGTTCAGATATTCGTTAACTCTTGCAAGCAGTGCACCTCTTGTTCCAGCATTGTTTGCCTCAAAGACAAACAATCTTGAGAAACCAGCGATTGTCTTTCTAACCTCTAACAACATTCTTCTAACATTGACACGATCAAGAACTGACTGCTTCTTCTGTAGTGTTTTCTGACCGAAGATAACAATACCTTGGCCTGGGAATGTAGCGATTGGGTTGATATTGACTTGATATAGATCATCACGAGCTGCTTGATTTAGTCTGCGTCTTGCTTCCAAGACACTATCCAAACCACCTCTTGTAAAGCCAGCAGGAGCATACCAAGGTTGTGAAACGCTATCGTTAAATGAGTAAGCACCCATTACTTCAACGCTTGGGGGAACCCACATTAGACGATTGTTTTCAGCGTCATTGATTCTAACCCAAGGATAATATGCAGCTGCATAGTTTGTATCATACTTTGATGATTCTTCTACAGCAGCAGCAACACTTAGGGCAAGACCAGCACCTGATGCTGATGTATCACCCAAGTCGATAAGGGCAAAAGCGTCAGAGCGTGCTGTAATCATATCAACCAACTTATCGTTTGTTGTACCTGTTTCACCAGAGTGAACACCAGGAACAGCAATTAGATTAAAGTCAATTTCTTCGGGGTTTGAAAGAATATTGATAGCTGTTGAGAAGTCTTCGCTAAGGCTACCATCATTATATGAGTTCAACATATTCTTTCTTGGATCAAATCCATCAGTACCACCATACATAGCCATTGTGAAACGAATCTGGTTTGTTGCGCTGAAGTTATCAGCGTTTGCACCAGTTGTGTCAATGAGTGTGTATGAAGATGGGACATTTGTTATTTCATCAGTTGTTGTACCATAAATGATACCTGTCTGTTGAGCAAATGTTCCATTTGATGTATTAATAACAGAGTTCTTTAGTCTGTCAGCCATACCAGCATCCAAAGAAACACCAGCGTAGGTAGAAGATGAAACTTCACCTCTTGTATTTAGGTGATTTGTCTTTGTGCTGATAGGAGCGAATGTGACCCAACCTGTTGCGAAATCTGTATCAAAGTTTGTACCGTCAACGGTAACAGTAATACTACCAGAAGCTGCTAGATCAAGAATTGATTCACTAACTGTCAAAACAGTTGATGTGGCGCTAACGATTGTGTAATCACCATCATTGCCAGGAAAAGAAACAACTGTCGCATCGGCTATTGAAACAATGCCACTAAATGTTACATCTGTATCAGCGCCGTTTGCTGCGCTGCTAACAACTGTTACACCAAGAGATTCACCATCAACTAACACATCACTACCAGGTACTGGAGTAAAGTTATTATCAAAAGTAACTACGGTGCCACTAACAGTAGCAACGGCAGGTTGTTGATGTGAAGTTCCACCAACTGTAATTGTCGCACCAGCATCAAGATAACCCCATTCAGTATGAGATACTGAGCTTGTTATTGTACTACCAGTTTCTGCGAATGTGATTTCATTAGTGGCAGAAACATTAAAAGTGACCTCCAAACCAAGAGCATCTCTGTTTGTTGGATTAACATTAGCTGTGGGATATCCCTTAAACCCAGCTGGGTGAGCGTTTGTGGGTGCGCCATCAACAACTTCTACTCTAACAAACTTGGATCGGTTGTCGAAATCACCTTCATACATAACTTCTACAGGTGATGTATTAAAATTGTATACAGGATAACGATCACCAATCATTCTACCAATAAACTTGGGTGATGTTGGGTCCATTGTAACATTTTCATATGCTTCCAATACCTGTGGTTGATCATCTGTATCACCAGCGGCACGAATAGCAACACTGAATGTTGGATATTCTGTGGCGCTTGCTGCTTTGTTAACATTTGTTACTGATACTTTAACAGAAGCTGGTGAGTGTGTCATCTGATGAAATTTAAACATTTCAAATACTTGACCATCAAAGTTCTGTGAGACAACAGCTGTTGTCTGAGGCTCAAACAATCCAGCAATGGTATCAAAAGCTGTTGTGCCGACAGTGTTACCCATCTGTGCGGTAACACTAATCCAGTTATCTATGCCGTGTGTTTGAGTTGTCAAATTGTCAACTGTTCCTGCATAGTCACCAACAGAATAATCAAAAACAGCGTCAACATATAGGTCACTAAAAAGCTCGCCATCTGTATGCACTTTTGGATTTGTACCAATTACTTTTTTGATATATTTGGGGCTTGAAGGGCTAAGTGAAAGACCAGTAGCCACTTCGCCATTAGCACTCAATGAAAAGTTTGTTGCTGTTCCATACATAAGTATATCGCTAGCATCATTGCTTCTTCTTCTAACAACACCAAGAACGGCATTACCATTGACAAGAGAAGCTGTTGTACTACCAGATTCTGGAAAGGCCAACATCGCTGCTTGGCCTACACCAGCAGAAGTACGTCCAGCCAATTTTACGAATGTCAAGCTATCACCATTTCTTAGGTAATTTCTTGCAGCGTATCCAGCATAATGTTCGGGATTTAGTCCACCAAATACTTCCTTAAACTGACCAAAACCTGTGACAGTAATAGGTCTGTAAGCTGGACCCTTTGATGATAACCCTATTAGAGCAGCAC